GAACGGATTCCGGTAGGTGTGAGAAGAGTATCAAGCTTGATGTCACCCCGAAGGTGGGATAAAGGATCTACCACCTCGGTCAGCTTTGGCCTAGTGTCGGGTACGAGATACTTGTGACATTCTACGCAATGATTCAAGTCAGCCGGCAAATTGCAAGCTTTGCAGATATGCATGCGTTTTGCAACATCAGTACCATTGTACACTACCTGTTCCTGGGCTTCAAAGTGAGAATAAGTGTCATCGCGTAAGAACAACAAAAATGTCTTCAAATCCACATCTCGCATAGCCACGCCATTGTAGGTGCAATCAACCCATACTGGATGAGCTTGACCACCTTGGACCTTATTCTCTTCGGGTACGGCACGCTGAATCGTGAAAAACCATAGGTCCGGGTACATGGGGGTGCCTTCAGGAAATGCAGCCTTCACGTAAGGACTGTGGAGCATACCACACAAAGCGAACTGTGGCTTAACAACGACGGTGACGGTGATAGTATCTCGCCTGCAGACTGAAGTTGGACAATTAGAATAGAAAGACGCTCCTGCGTCCTTGATGTTCTTAGTCACGATAAAAACCTTGGGACGAATGGCAACCTTACCTTTCAGCTCTACTCCAGCCATGTTCGCATAGGCGGGGGTATTGTTCGTGATCTGGATAATCACATCGGAAGAGGCTACGGCACTGAACTCGGGCTTAGTGTTTCCAGCATCATCATAGATGATTCCGTTAACATATGAGCGCTGGTTAGACATGTACTTGTCCTTATCCTCAATTGTGATGATCCGATTGTCTTCAGCAGAGTACCCATTGGCCATTAGAGTGTAACTCATAATTAAGGGGCACAAAGTAGACTTACCGACCGACGTTTCACCAAATAGTCCAATGGTGTATGGGGAGACACGAAGTCCTCCCGTCAATCGGGTTTCACTGAATTACGTTAGCCAGACGTTCAATCGTTCCTTCTGTCGCGTGAAAATGGATTTTTCCAAACTCCCATGTGCACCGAGTAACATAAGGTCACATTTCTCAATGGTGGCATTCAACAGCTGATCAAAATCG